CGGGCTTCAGAGTGTAGCCAACAGTTTGATAGTTTCGAAGTTCGCTAGTCCTGTGGCATAGCCATCTTCGTTCCCATTACTATCCCCGTATTGGTTAAACACTCCCGCACGAACCCGTTGCTCCTGCATCTTGGAAAATGCAGATAGGCCTGCTTGACTGTACGTCAGATGTGTACGATCAAGCTTGTGCACGAATTTCACTAAATCTTCGAAATGAGGGTGGTGTTTACAGTTTTCCAAGATCATTATCGCCCTCAGTGAGAAATAATCCTCGCCGGAGATATTCCACTTATCGAATTCAGTGAATCTTTCGAGATACTTCAACCGCAAAAGAGCTCTTGCTATTGAATATACTCCTCCTAGTCCATATGAAGCACGACTAGAATAAGCCGGGTGGTAGTATCTCTGTAAGAATATTGCCTCATGGGAGGAGAAGGTGTCGCTCTTGTCAACGTTAAGCTTAAGACCGGCGCTAACAAATGCGTCAGCTAACTTCTCCACTTCATGATCTCGTACTAAGTAGATACCATCATCGCCTTGCACTTGACATTCTGTCCACTTGTTGGAAACCAACATTTGAACTAGACTATCGACTGTGTTCGTAAACGATGAGCCTGATGGCACGCCGTGATATCCGGAATACTCACCGTCAGGGGTCATAATCGGTATCGAGATGAAACGCTCATACATATGAGCAATCTCTTCATGATAAGCCGATGCGAAAGAAGCGGCAATATAAGACCACGCTTGACGTGCTAATCCTGGTTGTACTGAAGCATCATAAGAACTGAAGTCTACACAGTAGATTTTATCGTCCTTTTGTTTGCGGTACAACAGATCACTAACAGCTCTATCCACATGATCTGGACCAAGCAGCGCTGCCCTATTGGGTAAGCTTTTCTCAAAGCCTAACCACGGTATGAAGAACTCTTGTTCCCATATCGTATCACCAAACGGATAGCCCCAGACATTCCGCGTTTTCTTTTGCTCCTGTGTACGCGTATAAAGCATACATGGATACTTACCTGGCTCTGACTTCTCAACCAGACCTTCATCTATAGCAGCTCCTTTACGTATTAAGTAAGGGAGTCCCGTGTTTGAAGATCTCACGAGCTTAGTCTTCACGGTTTCCATTTGCGCTGGGCGTAAACGTCCACGTGAGTGCTTAACATCGAGTGATAAGTCAGGGGTGTAGTTTCCTTGCGAATAGTACTCCACAAGAGAAGCTCGTCTCTCGTCCCATGGAATGGCGATTGACCGGGGACCTAGCTTCGAGAGATTAGACTCCTCGATTTCCACAAGTTTGTCAGTCATGGAACCACTAGATATACAGCTCCTGACGAAGGATCTGATATCGTCGTCATCAACGCTCTCAAATTGGGGAGTTATGAGAGGTTCTTCAGAACCGTCGCGATTGCGCACGTCATTACGGGAAATGCGGCCTTTCACCTCCGAAGAGAGTTCCGACAGAAAGGCGGGATTTGCGGTAATTTTCATTGATTTTACCTATGTTGCG